TGTCAGATGCTGCACTCAAAACGGCATCAGAGGTGGTTCTGCTACAGTTCACTTTCCTATCTGGCACCAAGAAATAGAAGATATTCTTGTTCTTAAGAATAACAAAGGTACGGAGGACAACCGTGTCAGAAAACTTGACTATTCAATCCAGATTTCAAAACTTTTTTACGAACGTTTCATCCAGAATGGAGAGGTTAGCCTGTTCTCACCGCATGATACGCCGGGTCTCTATGATGCTTTTGGGACTGATAAGTTTGACGACTTATATGTTAGTTTTGAACGAGATGAGTCTGTTCCAAGAAAGACTATCGGGGCACAAGAACTGATCCTTAATCTTTTGAAGGAGAGAGCAGAGACTGGTCGTCTGTATATCATGAATATTGACCACTGCAATACTCACTCTTCCTTCAAGGATAAGGTGAATATGAGTAACCTCTGTCAAGAAATCACGCTACCTACAGATCCTATCAATCATATTGATGATACTGCAGGTGAGATTGCCTTGTGCATCCTGTCGGCAGTGAACGTGGGTCAAGTTAAATCTGATAAAGAACTGGAAGACTTGTGTGATCTGGCAGTCCGTGGACTGGAGGAATTGATTGATTATCAGGAGTATCCAGTTGCTGCTGCAGAACGTGCTACAAAGGCACGTAGATCCCTTGGAATTGGTTTTATTGGTCTTGCACACTATCTTGCTAAGTTGGGTTATAATTATGACTCACAAGAAGCATGGGACGCTGTTCATGGGCTCTCTGAATCGTTCCAATATTATCTTTTGAAGTCCTCTAATGAACTTGCGAAAGAAAAAGGATGGTGTGCAGACTTTGGTCGCACCAAGTATGCTGATGGTATTTTGCCAATTGATACATACAAGAAGGACGTAGACGAGATTTCATCTCAGGAGTTGGCACATGATTGGGACGGTCTTAGGGCATCTATCTCCACCTACGGTCTCAGGCACAGCACGTTGTCCGCACAGATGCCATCGGAGAGTAGTTCCGTTGTGTCAAACGCAACCAATGGAATTGAACCACCTAGAGACTACTTGTCCATTAAGAAATCCAAAAAGGGTCCGCTCAAACAAATTGTTCCTCAATACGGATCTCTTAAAAACAATTATACGCTTCTTTGGGATATGGAGTCCAATCGTGGTTATATTAATGTTGTGTCTGTGATGCAGAAATTCTTTGATCAAGCAATTTCTGGCAACTGGAGTTATAATCCAGAGAACTATCCTGACAATGAAGTTCCTGTGTCCACCATGGCACAAGACTTTTTAACTACATATAAGTATGGTTGGAAGACTTCTTACTACCAGAATACTCATGACATGAAAAATGATGAGGTAGAAGAAGAGAAATCTTCTTTAGATAATCTGTTAAACGAGTTAGAACAAGCCGAGGAGGGAGAGTGTGAATCCTGTGCAGTTTAAGGTGTCGTCAGTGGAAGATGTGAAAACTAATGTTAAAGGTATGACAGTCTTTAACACAGAACAAGTTAATACTAAAAAGCAACCGATGTTTTTCGGTAAACCTCTGGGTGTCCAGAGATATGATTCATACAAATATCCAATTTTTGATAAACTCACCACACAACAATTAGGATACTTCTGGAGACCTGAAGAGGTTTCTTTGCAGAAGGATCGTGGTGACTATCAAACATTACGTCCAGAACAAAAGCATATCTATACTTCTAACCTGAAGTATCAGATCATGCTTGATTCTATTCAGGGTCGTGGCCCTGGCATGGCATTTATTCCATATTGCTCGCTGCCTGAACTGGAAGCATGTATGGAGGTCTGGGGGTTCATGGAGATGATCCATAGTCGCTCCTATACCTACATCATCAAGAACGTCTATGCAGACCCTTCTGAGGTCTTTGATAAGATTGTCACCGATGAACGCATCCTAGAACGTGCTGCGAGCGTCACAGAGGGTTATGACAACTTCATTCAGGGTGCTCATCAATATGATAATGGTATGATGTGGGAACTTGCCGCCGAGGGTCATTATTCAGGATCTATTGAAAGACGTGAATTAAAACGCAAACTTTATAGGGCAATTGCAAATGTCAACATTTTAGAAGGTATCCGATTCTATGTTAGTTTCGCTTGCAGTTTTGCATTTGGTGAACTTAAACTTATGGAAGGATCCGCTAAAATCATCTCACTTATCGCTCGCGATGAAAATCAACATCTTGCGATCACTCAAAACATACTGAACAAGTGGAAGAAGGGTGATGATCCTGAAATGAAGCAGATCATGAAGGAAGAAGAAGAGTGGACTTACAAGGCATTTGATAATGCTGTGAACGAAGAGAAGCGTTGGGCAGACTATCTCTTCAGAGATGGATCTATGATTGGTCTAAACGACAAACTTCTACAGCAGTATGTTGAGTGGATTGCTAATCGCCGTCTCAAGGGCATTGGATTGAAGCCAGTCTATGATATTGCAGCATCTGCCAACCCACTGCCTTGGACGCAGCACTGGATCTCTTCCAAGGGTCTCCAGGTGGCACCACAGGAGACAGAAGTTGAGTCTTATGTTGTTGGTGGTATCAAGCAAGATGTGAAAAAGGACACATTCAGTGGTTTCCAACTCTGATTTGTGCTTAAATAGGGGGAGTGTGATCCCCCTATATGCCTAAAAATCAACTAAAAAAAGACGAGTTGAAAAACCGTATACTCAAATTAAAAAACGAAGTATACGAAGAGCCAGACACTGTGTGGCAAGGGGATCGAGATATGGCACATAAATATCTCGACAAGGTGTTAAACATTATTGATGAATATCGATATTGATTATGAAAATCCATGGATCTATTTGGAGAGACCTTTTACTAGTGACGATGTTCACGACTACTATGGTTTTGTTTATAACATTACCAATCTCACAAACCAACGACAATACATTGGGCGAAAGTATTTTTGGCAGCATCGAACGCCAAAAGGAAAGAAACGCAAAGTAAAATCAGAATCAGATTGGAAAAAGTATTATGGGTCTTGTCCAGAACTTAAAAAAGACATTGAGCTCTTGGGGCGACAGAATTTTAGTAGAACTATCCTGTCATTACATAAAACACCTGGCAAAACAAACTTTGAAGAAACCCGACAACTCTTCGCCCATGGGGTTCTCACTGAATCCCTTGACACGGGAGGACCTGCCTACTACAATAGTAACATCCTCAGCAGGTACTTCCGAAAAGACTATTATGATGGAGACTGAGCAAATCGTTGCAGAAGTTAGACAGTGGGCAATTGACAAAGTTGAGGAATACAACGGACAAGGTGTAGATCGAATTTATGATTCATTTGCAATTATGGCAGAGTTTGATGAGTGGTTCGATCCTCAAGAAGATTTAGAAGTTGTATCACTTGACGAAATTACAGAACAAGAGTATGATGACTTTGTTGATTTATCGGACGGTATCGAAAGAGCATAATCAACTGCGGTAACTTCCTTGGTAGTTCAGAGTTAGCGGCGATAGGAACTACCATTTGACTCAGTAGCTCAGTTGGATAGAGCAACTGCCTTCTAAGCAGTCGGCCATAGGTTCGAGTCCTATCTGAGTCGCCTCGCGGGTGTGGTGTAGCGGTAACATGCGAGCCTTCCAAGCTCTTGTCACGAGTTCGATCCTCGTCACCCGCTTGTCCTTCTTTTATTATGGATCCTATACAAATTCTTCGTATTATTGATAATCTAGAAGGATCTTATCATCACCTTAGAATATGTGATTTTGATGAGGACAAAGATACAGTTAGAGAAATGTGTAATAGATATTATAAGATGTATTTCAAACTTTGTAAGGAGCAAGGAAGAAATCCATACGGATAACTTAACTCGCTTGATTAGCTCAGCGGTAGAGCATCTCGTTTACACCGAGGCGGCCGGCGGTTCGATCCCGTCATCAAGCATTCATCAAGGAGGATCATGAAAATGATTACCATAAAATGTAAACAATGTGGAAAAGAATTAAACAGTAGTAGTAAAATTCAATTTTGTGGTTGCCCTAACCAAATGAGTATTGTTGACGATAAGATTGGCGCTCTAGATTTTGATGATATTATTATGTTATCATCTAATGTGCAGAAAAAAATTAATAGCCATTTCTCAAGAACTGATCTTCTCTATCAAGAAGAACGTCGCAAACGCAAAGTTCGCAAATTAGATTTTGATGTTCGTTAGAATTTCCTAATATTTAACAATTTTGTAACAATTTGAAACATTAAATAGTGAGGTATCCCACCTCTACTATCATGCATCCCGACGAGTTACAGAACTGGAAGACAATCAAAGAAACCTTTGAGGAAAATGGTACAACGGACAACTTTTACTATAAGAGAGCTTGTGCTATATTAGAGGGACTCCCAGATCCTATGGACAACTTAAAAAATGTCTCACCGGATGAATGAAATAAAACCAGTGCATCATATTACGAAAGAAGAGTGTAAAAAAATGATAGATGATGCAATTCGTCAACATAATCGAAATGCATCAATAATCAGTATGTTTTTGGGTATTGCTTTTTTGGCACTTTTTGTTGATGGATTTCTTCGTGTTATTGGAATAATCCCTCCATTTATGGGCATTGATGTAAATATTCTTCATGAAGTTATAGATAGAGTGAAGGAGGAAGTCTTTCGAGTATTGCCATCATGAAACCACTAATATTAATAGCTTGTTTATCTCCAATAGCAATAATATGGATTGTGATGAAACTAAGTCTATTGTTGTTTTCAGCCAATGACGAACGAAGGTATGTCAAAGCAGAGTCCAGAAAACCACACGGACCTTATGTGGCAGATGCGTATGCAGATGTTGATGAAGAGGAAGAAGAATATGGAGATCGCACAGATTATAGATGATGCTCTCTACGAATATTATTCTGAACTGGGACAAGATGTTCCAAAATGGAAACAAAACAAATTACAATGGTGGACAGAATACCTAACTAATCTAGGTATGGATCCAAGAAATCCATGATGCATCAAATAGCACACTTTGCAGCAGCAACACTTAATAATCCTTTTGGCATTGGTATATTGGGATTGATGTTGATAACTGTTCCTATTATAGGAATGGATTTAGTTCACAAATATGGATGGGAACACTGGGAACCATTTGACAGAGGACACAAGTAGGTTTATAATAAACAT